TGGGAGGGGCTTTGTGCAAACCTGTCATCGAAAGATGATAAGGCGGCACACTGCTACCTCACGAAAAGAAGCTGATCGAATCACTGGAAGAAGAGAATATTTTCCGTCAGCTGGCAACAGTGATTCAGACATCTTCCGGCGACCGTAAGATTCCAATCGTGACCAGCAAGGGCGAGGCAGTGTGGATGGACGAAGAAGAAGCATATTCTCTGTCTGATGACGTTTTCGGACAGGCATCTCTTTCTGCTTACAAAGTTGGCACTGCTATTAAGATTTCGGAAGAACTCTTGAATGATGCTGCCTTTGACCTTCCATCCTACATTGCAAAAGAGTTTGCAAGACGTGTGGGAGCAAAGGAAGAAGAGGCATTCTTTGTGGGTGACGGTAAAGGCAAGCCGACCGGTATTTTTGCCGATGCTGGCGGTGCAGAAGATGGCGTGACCACTTCCGGTGCAGCAATTACATTTGATGACATCATGGAACTGTTCTATTCATTAAAATCACCATACCGCAAGAAAGCCGTTTGGGTGATGAATGACACCACAGTCAAGACACTCCGCAAGCTGAAGGACAACACCGGAAACTATATCTGGAATCCATCTGTACAGGCAGGTGTACCGGATATGATTCTCAATCGCCCGTATTATACTTCCAGCTATGTTCCGACTTTAGAAGCCGGCAGCAAGGCAATCGCATTCGGTGATTTTAAGTACTACTGGATTGGTGACCGTCAGGGCAGAACTTTTAAGCGTCTGAATGAGGTCTTTGCCATGAACGGACAGGTCGGTTTTATTGCAAGTCAGCGTGTAGACGGCAGACTCATCCTCCCGGAGGCAGTAAAGACACTGACTATTAAGGGCACATCCACAACAAAGGCATAATAGCAGAAAGGGGCTGGAGTGGGTGGTAACATTACAAGAGGCAAAAAACTATCTTCGTGTGGATCATAGCGAGGATGATAAGCTTATTCAGGATTTACTTCTGACGGCGAAAAAGATGTGCATGGACGTGGGAAGAATGGACGAAGAACAGCTTGCAGAAAATGAAGATACGGTGCGGACAGCTATGCTGTTTGCACTTGGCTATCTTTATGAAAACCGCAATACAGCCGATATGAAAAAACTCACCTTATCTCTCCGTTCTATTCTTTTTGCACAGCGTGAAGGAGTGATTTAATGGAAATCGGAAATCTGAATCAGCGTATCACCGTTCTGGAGCATAACACGAAAATTGACAGCATCGGCAACCACAAGGCACAGTGGGAGGAACTTTTCTCATGCTGGGCGGCTGTCAATGTGAAATCCTCTTCCGAAACAACGGAAACTGGAGTTACTAAAGAGGTAAGCACTCTGGAATTTACTGTGCGGCATACACCGGATACTATGCGTATCAATTCCACAACGCACAAGATTTTATTCCGCGGACTGACCTATGATATCAATTCCGTGATTCCAAATTACATGTCTCTGGACTACATGAAAATTGTTGCAGGGACAAGAAAGGCTGGTGACTGCAATGACTTCTATTGATGATATGGCATCTGAGATTATGAAAGGTCTGACAGAATATGCGGACCTTGCAGATACAGAAATGAAAAAGGCTGTACGCAAAACTGCTACGGAAGTCAAAAAAGAAATATCCGCCAATGCGCCGGAAGACACTGGTGCTTATGCAAAAAGCTGGGCAACGAAAAAGGTCAGTGAGAACAGTCATTCACTTGAAATGACGGTACATTCCAAAAACCGCTATCAGCTTGCACATTTGCTGGAGCATGGTCATGCCAAGCGTGGCGGCGGTCGTGTTGCAGGAAAACCGCACATTGCTCCGGCTGAACAGAACGGTGAAGAATTACTGGAGAATCTTATCAGAAAGGCATTATCATGACCTATGAAGAAATCAATGAAATGATGCTGGAAATCGGACTACCATTTGCATACCACCATTTTGCCGAGGGAGAAAGTCCGAATCCTCCGTTTCTGCTTTTCCTTTCTCCGGGAGAGCATACATTTGGTGCAGATAATCTGATGTACCACAGTTTTAAGCAACTGGATATAGAACTGTACACCGATGAAAAGTCTCCGGAAACAGAAGAGCGTGTGGAGGAAATTTTAAAACAGCATAATATTTTTTACAATAAATCTGAGGTATGGATTGAGTCAGAACGGCTTTATGAAGTACTTTACGAAACGGAGGTTTAAGCTATGGCAAAGAAAAGAAACAAAGTTAAATTCGGTTTGTCCAATGTGCACTGGGCAAAGATTATTCAATGGGGCGAAGATTCCGATGGGAATAAGACGATACCGGCATACGGCGAATCCGTAAGCCTTCCTGGTGCAGTTTCCCTTTCTATAGATGCCAACGGCGGCAGTGAAAATTTCTATGCCGACAATGGCGTATATTACGTTATCAATAACAATTCCGGCTATGAGGGGGATCTTGAAGTGGCACTTGTCACCACACAATTTGCCACAGAAATTCTTGGTGAAATTCTGGATAACCATGGTGTGCTTGTAGAACAGAATGATGCAGAACCGGCACAGTTTGCACTGATGTTTGAGTTCTCCGGTGACAAGCATAAAATCCGTCATGTCCTCTACTGTTGTTCTGCAAGCCGTCCAGCAACAGAAGGGCAAACAACGGAAGATTCTACTGAGGTTAAAACAGAAACACTGTCTCTCACAGCAACGGCACTTCCGACAGGTCTGGTGAAAGCGAAAACCTGTGAAGAAACAGATGAAACCACCTACAACAACTGGTACAAAATGCCGTACAATCCGGATACATCTGTGAAGACCACGACAACGACTACTACAACAAAATCGTAAGGGGTGATTCCATGGCAATCAAGAAAAATATTCTGGTGGACGGTATGGAAGTACCGTTCAAAGCAAGTGCAGCGGTGCCAAGATTATACCGACTGAAATTCGGAAGAGATATTTACAAGGACTTTGCGGCACTGCAAAAGTCTGTATCTGAGGGCGATGAAGATTGCTCTGGTCTGGACATTGAGAGCCTTGAGGTGTTCGAGAATATCGCATATATCATGGCGAAACACGCTGATAACGATGCTGTTCCTGCTTCTCCCGATGAGTGGCTGGAACAGTTTAACACGTTCTCCATTTACGAAATTCTGCCACAGCTTATTGAACTTTGGGGACTGAACATCGAAACACAGGTGGAATCTAAAAAAAACATCGCCCGACTGACCGACCGATGACTACTCCTTTATTTCTCCTGAGATGCAAACAGCTCGGTCTTTCTATGACCGAACTGGATTTGCTTACTATTGGGTTAATTAATGATATGTTTACTGAACGTGAGAATGATGATTATTCAGGTTGGAATGAACTGGCTTCGCAAAAGGACATGGACTTTTTCTGATTAGAGGTGAACACCCATGGCAAACAGAATTAAAGGCATCACAGTAGAAATTAACGGTGATACCACCAAGCTTTCCAAAGCGCTGGAAGGTGTCAACAAAAATATCCGCAGTACCCAGAGTCAGCTGAAAGACGTGGAAAAACTGCTGAAACTTGACCCTACCAATACAGAGCTTTTATCCCAAAAGCAGAAACTGTTAGCCGATGCGGTTTCCTCCACAAAAGAAAAACTGGAAACCCTGAAAACTGCGGCAAAACAGGCTAACACTGCCCTTACAAACGGTGATATTACGCAGGAACAATATGACGCACTTCAGCGTGAAATTATTGAAACTGAACAGGAACTCCAAAGTTTGGAGCAACAGGCAAAACAGTCCGGAACTGCCTTGACACAAATGGCTCAGGCAGGCGAAAAGCTTAAAACTGTCGGTACAAACATCTCAAATGCCGGACAGGCTTTACTTCCTCTTACCGGTGTAGTTATGGGGTTAGGCACTGCTGCTGTTAAAACCGGTATGGACTTTGATGCAGCCATGAGTAAAGTTTCCTCCGTGTCTGGTGCTACTGGTGATGAACTACAGTCACTTCGTGACAAGGCTCGTGAAATGGGCAGCAAGACAAAGTTCTCTGCATCTGAAGCCGCCGAAGCTATGAACTATATGGCTATGGCTGGCTGGAAAACAACTGATATGCTTTCGGGTATTGACGGTGTTATGAACCTTGCCGCTGCCTCCGGTGAAGACCTTGCGACCACTTCTGATATTGTAACTGACGCACTGACCGCTTTCGGCTTAACTGCTGCCGACAGCGGTCATTTTGCTGATGTTTTAGCGGCAGCGTCCAGTAACGCAAATACCAATGTTTCAATGATGGGCGAAACCTTTAAATACGCTGCTCCTGTTGCTGGTTCTCTTGGATTTTCCGTGGAAGATACTGCAGAGGCTATCGGTTTAATGGCAAATGCCGGAATCAAGTCCACACAGGCAGGAACATCACTGCGTTCTGTTATGACTGCACTTGCGGGTGAAGTTAAAATCTGCGGTGAATCCATTGGTGAGGTTGAAATTCAGACTACCAATGCAGACGGCAGTATGCGTGAACTTTCCGATATCTTAGCTGACTGCCGTGATGCCTTTTCTAAAATGTCAGAATCGGAACAAGCGTCCGCTGCACAGGCTCTTGTGGGCAAAAATGCAATGTCCGGATTCCTTGCATTGATGAATGCTGCACCTGCGGATGTTGACAAGCTTTCCGGTGCGATCAGTAACTGTGATGGCACATCCCTTTCCATGGCGGAAACCATGCAGGACAACCTTGCCGGACAGCTGACTATTCTGAAATCTCAGCTGGAAGAACTGGCAATCAGTTTCAGTGACATTCTGATGCCAGCCATTCGTTCCATTGTTTCCCATATGCAAGGATTAGTAGATAAGCTGAATCAGTTAGACCCACAGACAAAAGAAACCATTGTAAAAATTGCTCTGGTGGCGGCAGCTTTGGGACCCATGCTCATTGTATTGGGTAAAACCATTTCTGGCGTTGGCAGTATTTTATCTCTGGTATCAAAAGCACCTGCTGCGATTGGTGCAGTCAAAGGCGGGATTACAGCTGTTACCGGTGCATTGGGCGTTTCTATGGGAACAATTCTTGCCGTGGTTGCAGCAATTGCAGCTCTTGTGGCGGCTTTCATGCATCTATGGAAAACAAATGAGAACTTCAAAAATAACATTATTGGTATCTGGGAACAGATCAAGAGTACATTTTCCGGTTTGACGCAAGGCATCACCGACCGCATCAATGCGCTTGGATTCAACTTTGAAAGCTTCACCGATATGCTGAAAGCGGCATGGGATGCGTTATGTAATCTGCTTGCCCCTGTGTTTGAGGGCGTATTTCAGAACATTGCAAATATTTTCTCTGAGATATCCGGCATCATTCTGGGACTGCTGGATGTGTTTATTGGTCTGTTTACCGGCAACTGGGATCAGTTGTGGAACGGTGTCAAAGGCATATTTACTTCCATTTGGGATTTTATAGTAAACACATTTTCAAATATTCTGAACACCTTGAAAGGCATTGCAGATGTGGTGCTGGGCTGGTTCGGCACAAGTTGGAATGAGGTCTGGACTTCTATCAAGGACTTCTTTGTGAATATCTGGACGAGTATTTCCACATTTTTTACCGGAATAGTTACGGGTATCCGAGACTTTTTCGTCAACATCTGGACTGGAATCTACACCTTTTTCAGCAATATTTTTAATGCCATCTATACGGTTGTTTCCACAGTATTCCAGACCATTTACAACACCATTATGACCGTCTGGAACAGCATTTATGAAACCATTGCACCTCTTCTGGATGCATTCAAGTACCTTTTTGAAACGATATTTCAGGCGATTCAGATTCTCATCGGCATGGCGATGGACTGGATTTCGGAGAAAATTTCTGCCATCTGGAATGCAATTGTTTCATTTCTGACGCCAATTCTGGAGGGCATCAAAAATACTTTTACTACCATCTGGAACGCTATTAAAAGCGTTATTGATACAGTGCTTGGTGCGATTCAGTCCGTAATCACTTCGGTCTGGAATGCGATTTATGGATTTTTGAGCCCCATTCTGAACAGCATCAAAAGCGTGGTTTCTTCTGTTTGGGATTCTATTTCCAGCAAGATTTCAAGCATCATGAGCACCATCAAATCCACAATTTCCAGCATCTGGGACAGCATTAAAAGCGCTGTTTCCACGAAGGTCAGCGGCGTGAAAACTGCCATTCAGGACGGATTTCAGGCGGCGGTCGACTGGATCAAGGGGCTTGCTTCTGATGCATGGAACTGGGGTGCAGATATTATCAGCGGTATCATTGACGGCATTAAGAGCATGATAAGCAATCTGGCGGATACGGTCACTGGTGTGGCAGATACCATTCGTGATTTCCTGCATTTTTCTGTACCGGACAAAGGTCCGCTGACCGATTACGAAAGCTGGATGCCGGACTTTATGAAAGGACTGGCTGAGGGCATTAACAAAAGCAAAAAGTATGTGGAAAAAGCGGTCTGTGGCGTTGCTCAGGCAATGCAGCTGACCATGGATTCTGATTTGAATTACAGCTTGAACGGTATCTCCGGTGCAGTCGTTGGTGGAAGTTCCGGCGGTACGGTCAACAATTACTACAATAACGACAACAGCCGGACAGTGAATCAGACGAATAATAGTCCGAAGTCGCTGTCACGGCTGGAGATTTATCGTATGACGAAGAATGCATTGGACTGAGTTTATCAGCCCTGCAAACTGGAATTTGCAAATCTCATTTTGCATTTCTATATGAAATCATAATATGACTTGGTGCAAATAATACTGATGCTATAATCAATAACACTGACCTACTCATAATCCCACTAAAAAGAAACAAAATTGAAGGAATAATAGAGAGCGCTAATGCTCTGAAAACGCTGCTTTTCTTAAAACAAATGATCCAAATTGCGCAGTAAAGCATTACCAATATAGCATCTACAATAAGGTATAGTGCAAATGTCTCGTCAGACCACCACTCGAACCAAGTTCCCGGAATATTGATTATCATAAATCCGAAACAACCAAATCTCCCTACTTGTTCTAAGCACTCAACATATTTATTGTTCCACTTATTATTAAAACCATCTTTGCACTTAATCGCAAATACAATATTTGGTATCATAATGACTACAAGAAAAATCAGTCCAAAAACATTAAACCATTCCATATTATCCACCTCCACAAATTCATGTTTGTCGAGCAGTTAGTACCCGACTTATTCTATTCCAGTATAGCACAAAAATCCAAAAATTTCAAGCCCCAACGAAAGGACGTAACACATTGTTTTATACCTTAATCCTCGAAAACGAAACAGGTCAGCAGATTGACCTTTCCAAAACAGCAAACAGATTCATGTTCAGCAAGATTGAAGGTCTGAATCCGCCTGCCGGAACAATTAGTACCTCTACTTACGCTGGCATGGACGGTAGCTATTTGAACAATGCTTTTATTGAAAAACGAAATGTGGTCATCAGCTTTGCAATGCGTGGGGTAAATTTGGAACAGCGGAGGCACATTCTGTATCGTGTGGTCAAGCCGTCCAGATATATCAAGGTTTACTACAAGACCGCCGGAATAGATGTGTACACCGAGGGTTATGTGGAAACCTGTGAGGTCAGCAACTTTGATGCACTCACAAGCGGACAGATCAGCATTATCTGCCCTGACCCGTACTGGTACAGTACTTCAGCTGTTTACGCATATCATAGTCAGATTACAGGAGCATTTCATTTTCCGTTCCCGGAAAGTGACGCTCCTTTTCCTTTGGGCGTTTACAGCATTTCTGACAACATTATCATACAGAATGACGGTGATGAAACCGGGTTTACAATCAGATTAGAGGCATTTGATGATGTCTTGACTCCCACTATTTACAATGCTGATACCGGCGAGTATTTACAGATAAAGGGCGAACTTCTCAAAGGTGATATCATCACGATAACCACTAAAACTGGCAATAAAACGGTCACCCTTACCCGCAACGGTGTGGACAGTAATATCATCAACCGACTGGTATCTGGTTCTGTTTGGCTTTCTCTTCGTGAGGGAAAAAATACATTTCATGTGCAGGCGGTGCGTGGTGTGAAAAATCTAAAGGTCACGCTGATGCACAGAAATGCTTATCTGGGGGTATAGTATGCAAGTTGAAATTTACAACTTAACAGCAAATGAAAAACAAATTTCCATTGACCTTGTTGCAATCTGCGACAGCTTTTCCTCTCTCCTGTGGGACGTGGAATTTTACCAATGCGGTTCATTTGAAGTGTACATTGCTGCCAATCCGCAGAATGTGGAGGTTTTTCAGCTTGGCAGAATTGTTTGCAGAGATGATGATAAGGAACACTTCGGAATTATTGAATCTGTAAAGATTGAAACCAATGCAGAAGACGGCGATTATCTCACAGTATCCGGCAGATTTCTCACTTGCCTGCTGGAGCGGAGAATTATTTATCCGTCTTTTTCAGCGAACAACACCTACGAAAACATTGTCAGAAACGTGCTGTCGCAGAACGTAATCTCGGCAGGCATTCGCAGTATTCCCGGACTTTCTATGGGGACGGTCAGCGGTGACTGCTGGCAGGGCAAAACAAGACTGCAGGTCAGCTATGATAATCTGATGGAATGGCTGTATACCATTTGTGAAACCATCGGCGGCTCTGCTAATATCCGAATAGACAACAATGCTCTGAAATGTGATTTGTTTGAAGGAACGGACAGAAGTATTCTTCAGTCTGAAAATCCGCATATTGTTTTCTCTGATTCCTACAACAATCTGCTTTCGTTTTCCTATGCTGCGGATTCATCTGTACAGAAGAATTTTGCATATATTTTCGGTTGCGGTGAAGGAAACGCAAGAAAAAGAACCACTTACTGCAATGGTACAGAACCTACCTATCTTGACCGATATGAAGTGTATGTGGATGAGCGAAACACGGCTCAGGAGGAAGCTGTCAGCGATACAGAGTACATAGATCTTCTCCGTGAATCCGGTGCAGAAAATATGTTCCCTCCAAAAATTGTGTCAGAATCCACAATCGCAGCATTTTCCACCCAGTATCAGTACAACAAGGATTATTTTGTCGGTGATTATGTGACGGTAGAGCATAAACGTTTTGGCTTAATTCAGCCGAAAATACAGCTGATTGGCATGATTGAAAGCTTTGACCAGAATGGTCGGAGTTTAACACCAACATTCAAAGGAGTATGATTTTATGGCATTTTCATATGGATTTTTCAATGCAAAGAACCTGGACAGGGTGTATACCGCAGAGGATTTCACAAGCTACCTGTCCAGTCTGATCTGCAATGGTATTCTTGATACATACGGGGATAACTTTTCAGTGACTGCAAGTGGTAATTTATCTGTTGTTATCGGCACAGGAAAAGCATGGATTGGCGGTCATTATTTCATCAACGACATGGCATATACCCTTGACCTGCGGCAGTATGTTGATGAATCTCTAAGCCGTTATGTGACCATAGGCATCAGCTGTGATGTGAGTGATTCCGTTCGTGCCTGCAAGCTGGAAGTGAAGTCCGGCACGGCAGCAACTTCTCCGTCTGTTCCCGTTTTTGAAAATACAGATACAAAAACTTACCTGACACTTGCGTCAGTCCGTTTGAACGGCGGTATCACAAGCATTTCTCAATCCAATATCAAGGATTATCGCAGTGATGAGAAAAAGTGCGGTTATGTGAAGTGCATTCTTGGGAAATGTAAGGTTTCAGAAATTCTTGCCTCTTTAGACAGCTACAATAAAACTGTTACAGAACTGAACAATCGTATTGCAGAATTTCAGGAACGTTTAGCAGAAGTAGAGGAAATCTGCGGTACAACAGGTGTCATTCTGGTTTCTGCCGGGCAGTGCGGAGAGAATGTTTTTTATGCATTGTATTCTGACGGTTCTTTGAAGCTGTATGGCAGCGGCGCGACTTATGATTATTCTTCAAGCGACTCCTCGCCATTTGATGGAAATCAAGTGGTGCAGAGTATCACAGTTTCTTCCGGCATTACCAAAATCGGAAACAAAATTTTTGCAGACTGCGACAATCTGAAAACAGTATCTTTACCGGATACGGTCACTTCTATCGGAGAATCTGTGTTTACAATATTTGAAGATATGGTGGGTGTTGTTCGTGGTCTAGAAGAAATTACGATTCCGGCAAGCGTGAAATCAATTGGAAAATGGGCATTTTCCGGAACAAAGCTGACAGAGATCATCATTCCGGCGAGCGTGACAGAAATTGGAGATTATGTATTCCGTGATTGTGCAAAGCTGAAAACGGCTCGGATTGACAGCAGTCTGATTGGCTCGTTTATGTTCACTTCCTGTTCTGCGCTTTCCAGTCTGACAATTTCTGCAAAATGCAAGTCTATCGGTGCTAATGTCATAACCTATTGCAGCAGCCTTGAAACCATTACTTATGAAGGCACAATTGCACAATGGAATGCCATTCAAAAGCCGAACAACTGGATGTCCTCCGGTCAGCATTATTACAATGACTATCTGAAGAAAATTCAGTGTACAGATGGATATCTGGAATACGATACTGAAAATTATACGTGGATTGAGGTGAAAGACTGATGCTGAAATTTTTAGTCAGACAGCAGAAAATTGAAATACTGGAGCGTGAGATCATTGCATCCGACCAGATTGCGTTTGTCACGCTGAAATTTACCTTTGACGGCGATTGGAAGAAGTTTCACAAAGTGGTACAGTTTACGCAGTGTGATGAAACTTACAACAGAGTACTTGGAACGGACGGCTTGTCTTGCTTACTGCCTGCAGAGCTTCATGCAGGTGCGGTGAAAATGTCGGTGTTCGGTTATGACGCTGAGAATACGGAGGGACTACGTGCAACGACTGTTCCTGTCACGTTGAATATCCGTCAATCCGGATTTGTGGGAGATGATGACAACAATCCGATTCCTCCAACACCGGATTTATACACACAGCTTTTGCAGAAAATCAGTGAGAAAGGAAAAGACGGAAAATCAGCATATGAAATCGCAGTGGAAAATGGATTTGTCGGAACTGAAACCGAATGGCTGGAAAGCTTGAAAGGTATTGATGGTAAAGACGGCGTTAATGGTAGGGATGGTACTGACGGACTGCCCGGCAAAGACGGTGCCGATGGCGCACCGGGGCAAGACGGTATTGATGGTAAGAATGGTGCAGACGGTCATGACGGAGTCAACGGAATAGACGGAAAATCTGCCTATGAAATTGCTGTTGCAAATGGTTTCATCGGAACAGAATCTGAATGGTTGGAAAGCCTGAAAGGTTCAGATGGCAGAGACGGTGCTGACGGACTGCCTGGCAAAGACGGCATCGACGGTGAACCAGGAGTCGATGGAACAGACGGAAAATCCGCATACATAATTGCTGTAGAGCATGGATTTACTGGAACAGAAACGGAGTGGCTGGCCTCTCTGAAAGGTGCAGACGGAAAAGATGGCGCAGACGGACAACCTGGAAAGGATGCACCCGAAGTTGACCTGTCCAATTACGCCACCAAAGATGAATTGAAAAAGCTTGAGGAAAATGCAGCATACTTGGAGAATCTCATCAAAAACTCAACCTCCGTTAGCTATACTGTTCTGTTTGAAGCAAGTGCTGATGCACTTACTGCTTACGGCGAGAACATCTACACCTATTACAATGACGGTTATCGTTCTCTTGTCGGATTTTCAGAAAGCTATCCGCATTTTTGCTGTGCCGATAATGACTATGCGCTTTACTTTAACCAGACTGATTTCAGCTGGGCTGGAACTGTATTTGTCCTCTGTCTGACACCTGTTGCTCTGACCGCTTCCATGCATCTGATTCTCAGTTATACAGTAGGGGCATCGCAGGATGCAGAATTCTATCTTGTGAGAAAAACTGATAAAACAGGCTCTGAGCTTGCACGGTATATCTATGAACAGATACAGTCCGGCGATGCACTGGAGTTATCATTCAAATGGCTTTATTCCGATACATATATTTCCGTGATGCAGTCACTGAAGAATGTACCGGATGGAGAATATTACCTCGCCTTTAAAGGCACATCGGACAACTCACATCCGATGATTAAAACAATCAAATTTATGAAGGGATGATGTTTATGAAAGAATGGATCTGTATGGTTGCCGGCATTGTTGGTGGCTTCATCACCACACTGCTTGGCGGCTGGGATTCTGCACTTGTTACTCTTATTGTATTTATGGGAGTGGACTTCTTTACAGGTGTGGTCACTGCAGCCATGGGCAAATCAAAGCACACTGACAGCGGAGGTTTGTCCTCAAAAGCGGGCTGGTTTGGACTTGCGAAAAAGGTCTGCACCTTGCTCCTTATTGCAGTCGCCGTAAGGATGGATATTCTGCTCGGCACGACATATATCCGTGACGCTGTCTGCATCAGTTTTTGCCTGAATGAACTGCTGTCTATTGTAGAAAATACATCACTTATGGGAGTCCCTTTTCCGCCCGTAATTAAAAAAGCAATCGATGTTCTGCAAACAAAAGTCGGCAGAATAGAAGAGAAAAACGACAAGGAGGAATCTGATCATGGCAATTCTGAAACCTGATAAAACTACAACCCTCGGCGGTGTAACCGTCAACGAGTATTTACTCACAAAGCACAATCCAAATCATATTGATATGCCCTCCGTTTCTATGGAGGGCAAAATTATTGGTATTACTGTTCACAACACCGATTGGATTACAACAGCTGCAGGGACGACTCCTGCGGAGCAGTACACCAGAGCAACGGTCAACGGCAATATGAACGATGTCAGAGTTCACTATTATGTTGACAACACATGTGCGTGGCAGAATCTCCCTTTAACGCTTAGCGGCTGGCACGCCGCTGATGGTAGCGGAAACGGCAACCGCAGAACCATTGCGATTGAGTGTATTATGTCTTCTGCATACAATGACAAGGATAAGAAGTCCGAGGATAACTGTGCAAGACTTGCGGCTGCACTTTTAAAGAAATATAATCTTGACATCAACCACCTTTACACCCACACGCACTGGCTGAATGTCCGTGATGGGAAGTCTGGTACTGTGGATTATCTCAATACAGCGAAAAATCCGTACAAAACGTGTCCTCTGTACATTCTGCCCCATTGGGCAGAGTTTAAGAAAAAGGTGCAATCCTACATGAACTCCGGTTCTTCTGCACCTGCAACAACACAGCTTTATCGTGTCCGCAAAACATGGGCTGATGCAAAAAGTCAAATTGGTGCATATGCCTCTTTGGAGAATGCGAAAAGAGCTTGTAAAGACGGCTATTCTGTTTTTGATTGGAACGGAAATATCGTTTATCCATCCAAGAAATCCATTGACGAAATTGCTCGTGAAGTCATTCAAGGCAAATGGGGCAATGGTGCGGAACGTAAACAGAAACTGACTGCTGCAGGTTATGATTACAATGCAGTACAGAAGCGAGTCAATGAACTGCTCGGATAACTGAATAATCACACAGCAATAATGCCCATCGAGGAGTCGTTTCCTTGGTGGGCATTATTTTTTTGCCGCAAAACGGAATAATCGCAGATTCCAATACATAGCTGTCAAAGGGAGAACTAATTAACGATTCAACTATGAATCGAAGGAACAACCCTTGATGATTGGAGGTCTGCGATTGTGACAAATGAGCAAAAAAAACAAATCTTAGCCTACAAAAGAGACGGATTTGGATATAAGAAAATCGGTCAGTTGATGGGGCTGTCGGAGAATACAATCAAGAGCTTTTACAAGCGGAACAAATCGGAAGAAAATCAAATCGATGTGCAGAACGGGATTTGTCCCTGCTGTGGTGAACCAATACAAGTATCCACTGGCAGAAAGCAGAGAAAGTTCTGCTCCGACAAATGCCGGATGAAATGGTGGAATGAGCATCTCGACTGTGTGAATAAAAAAGCAAATTACAAATTCATATGTGCCTGCTGTAAAAAGCCGTTCACAGCTTATGGAAACGCTCATCGGAAGTATTGCTGCCACGAGTGCTATATCGAGGACAGATTCGGAGGTAGCGGCAATGTCTAAGGAAGAAATGGAGAGAGAAAAACTGTATCAGGCAACGATGGCGATGGCTCGTTCTATGCTTCGGCAATGCCTTATCACTGAGGATGAATACCGTCAAATTGATACAATTTTTACCGAAAAATACGCTCCAAGTTCGGGTACATTATTTGCCGACATTGACTTGATAAATGCCGAAAAGTACGGGAATATATGATGCTGACAAGGAGTGATTCTATGCGAAAGATAAGCAAAATTGAACCCAAAGCGGCGGCTATAAAGCCTAAGAAAAAGGTTGCCGCTTATGCCAGAGTGTCAAGAGACACCGAGCGTTTGATGCATTCCGCATCGGCACAGGTCAGCCATTACAGCGGTATAATTCAAAAGAATCCTGACTGGCAGTACGCAGGGGTATATGCAGATTATGGCATATCTGGCACAAAGGTTGCAAAGCGTGACGAGTTCTGCCGAATGCTGCAGGACTGCGAAGATGGGAAAATCGACATTATCCTTACAAAGTCCATCAGCCGATTCGCAAGAAATACGGTTGACCTTCTGGAAACGGTACGGCATTTGAAAAGTCTCGGTGTGGAAGTGCGATTTGAAAAAGAGCATATCAATTCCATGAGCGGTGACGGAGAACTGATGCTTTCCATCCTGGCATCCTTTGCACAGGAAGAAAGCCGTTCCATTTCAGACAACTGTAAATGGGGTATCCGCAAGCGTTTTCAGTCCGGTGAGATTGGTATGGCAAATAAGCACCTAAGTGGCTACCAATACGATGAGAAACAGAAATGCTACATGGTAGTTCCTGAAGAAGCCGAAATGGTGCGATGGATGTTTCGAATGTACCTTGACGGCACAACACTGCGAAATATTGCAAAAAATATGAATGATGCAGGATACCGCACAATCAACGACAAGCTCTTTAATAAATCTACGGTAAGGCAACTTTTGCATAACGATATTTATGCAGGAATTATCCGCAGACAGAAATCCTACATACCAGACCCCATTTTAGGGAAAAAGGTCATCAATGATGGTGTTCTGCCACAGTATATTATCGAGGATGCTCATGAAGCCATTATCGACAAGGAAACCTATGAATTAGTACTTGCTGAGCATAGGCGTAGAGAGTCGATGCAAAATCCGACCTACCCATTTACCAGAAAGATAAAGTGCGGTATCTGCGGCAGATCATACGCAAGGGTAGCAGCCGCAAAAGAAACTCAATGTGCAAGATGGCTGTGCCGCAGTAAGAAGGAAAAAGGTATGAACTGCGGAAGTCAGAGTTTTACGGAGCCAAAGCTCCAAGAAATATGTGCAGAGCTAATGGGAACGGATGGATTTGACGAGCAGAAGTTCAATGAAGCAGTCAACAGCATCACTGTGCTGGATGGCGGAGATGTTCAGATGCAGTTCAAGGGCGGCGAAACAAAAACATGGAAAATGCCACCAAAGCCTGTGAAGGTCAAAAAGGAAAAAGTACTAAAAATACCGCACAACTTATTGGATGGGAAAATCTTCTGTGGGATGTGCGGCAAGCGGTATGGCAGAGCCATAAGTACCACGAAAGACGGCGGACATTTATATTGGAGCTGCAGAGCAAAGCACCAGCATGGCATTACCTGCGACAGCGTGAACTATGCAGATACGGAAATCAGAGAAATCTTCTGTAAAGTGATGCAGAAAAAGTCCTTTGATGATGAGTTTTTCACCGCAACCGTAGAAAAGATGGTAGTCCAGAAAACAGGCAGTATCGATTTTTATCTGAAAGACGGCATGGTCAAGCACTTTGAAACATTAAAACTTAGAGTGAATGTTCATCAAAGCACCTCGACAGACGAGTTTATCGGAAAAATCAGATGCGGCATCTGTGGGAATGTACTTCGCAGGTATTGCAGCTACGGAAAGTACCACTATTGGTATTGCCCAGGCAAATCAAAAGTCAGAACAGAGTGCAATGCACAGGACTTGGCAGACTGCAATCTGCGAACCGTATCCGCTTACATTATGGGTACAGAAGAATTTGAAGCCTATGAGTTTGCGAAGCAAGTCAAAGAGATCATAGTCCAGAAGGACGGTAGTTTGAAATATTATTTTTACGATGGGAGTGAGAAAATATGGCAAAAAATGTGAGAACAATCCCTGCGACAATCAGTCGATTCACCGCCACTCCACTTACCGCAAAAGAAAAGCGAAAGGTAGCAGCCTATGCTCGTGTCAGCACTGACCACGAGGAACAGCAGTCGAGTTATGAGGCACAGGTGGATTATTACACAAATTATATCAAAGGGCGTGACGATTGGGAGTTCGCAGGTTTATATTCAGATGAAGGTATCAGTGCGACCAACACCAAACACCGTGACGGTTTCAATTCGATGGTGCAGGATGCATTGGCGGGAAAGATAGATCTTATCATCACAAAATCGGTCAGCCGATTTGCAAGAAATACGGTTGACAGCCTTTCTACGATACGAAAATTGAAAGAAAACGGCTGCGAATGCTACTTTGAAAAAGAGAATATATGGACATTTGATGCAAAGGGCGAACTGCTCATCACGATTATGAGTTCTCTTGCACAGGAAGAAAGCCGTTCTATTTCAGAGAATACCACATGGGGACAGCGTAAGCGTTTTGCAGATGGCAAGGTAACCGTACCGTTTGGCAGGTTCCTTGGTTATGACCGTGGCCCCGATGGGAATCTTGTGGTCAATGAGGAACAGGCAAAGACAGTGCAGCTGATTTACAAGCTGTTTCTGGATGGCTATTCCTGCGGCAAAGTGGCGAAAAAACTGACAGAGCTTGGCATTCCTACGCCCGGCGGCAAAAAGAACTGGAGCAGTTCTACTGTCCGGAGTATTCTGACGAATGAGAAGTACAAGGGCGATGCCCTTTTGCAGAAGGTCTACACCACCAACTTCCTCACCAAAGAGAAAAAGAAGAACAACGGCGAAGTACCACAATACTATGTGGAGAAAAATCATGAAGCCATCATTGACCCACGCATTTTTGAACAGGTACAGGCAGAGATGGAACGCCGCACCAGTTCCGAAGGACGGTACAGTGGCACAGGTATTTTTGCATCGAAAATCAAATGTGGAGATTGCGGCGGTTGGTTCGGCTCCAAGGTATGGCATTCCAACGACAAGTACCGCCGAGTGATTTATCAGTGTAATCATAAATTTAAGAACGGCTGCAAGTGCAAAACGCCGCATCTGACTAAAGATGAAATCAAAGAGGTATTCATCAAGGCAGTCAATCAATATCTTACAGAGCGTGAGGCTCTGATGGAAAATGCGGAAACCATTCTGCATTTGATCTCGGACACTGCTGAACTGGAAAAGCGGCTTGATGAGAGTGCCGTAAAGATGAATGCTCTGGTGGAACAGACGGAGAACATTGTGGCAGAGAATGCCCGTGTGGTACTCGACCAGACCGCCTATAATGAACGCTACGACAGTTTGATTTCACAGTATGAAGCTGAGAAAGCCACCTACGATAAGCTGGAATCTGAAATTGCAGATAAGAAGGCTCGGCATCAACAGCTGCAGGACTTCATCATTGCGGTCAAGGAAACCGCACAGTTTCAGACAGAATTTGATAAAGGACTGTGGTGTGCCTTGGTAGATTTCCTTACGGTGAAAAGCAAGGATGAGATTACAGTGACCTTCCGTGATGGAACAGAGATTACAGTGGAATAAGCAAATACATCATTTTTGCACTCAGGGTTTTGTAACCTTGGGTGCTTTTTTCTATGCACCCATTCGTTAAATAATAGGGGGGTGCAAATCCGACTTAGGGGGGTGCATCGTTAAAAGGTAGGGGGTGCAAAATTGCAATCGTTAAAAAGTAGGGGGTGCAGATTTTTGCACCCCCTAAACTGCAATCGTTGCATTGTATCAAAATCAGCGTTTTTATGGATGAAGGTATAACCGGAACTTGTATGGATAAACGTGAGGAGTTTCAGCGGATGCTCAAAGACTGCCGCAGAGGTAAAATTGATCGTATCATAGCAAAATCAATAAGTCGTTTCGCACGGAATACCAAGGAATGCCTGACCGTTCTGCGGGAACTAAAATCACTTGGAATTACGGTACTTTTTGAGAAGGAAAATATCGATACGGCGAATATTTCAGATGAAATGATGATCACGCTGATGGGTGGTCTTGCGCAGGAAGAGTCGGTATCGATTTCCCAGAATATGCGGTGGGCAAATCGAAAACGCATGGCAGATGGAAGTTATAAAATCTCCTGTCCGCCCTATGGTTTTTCCATCTGCAATGGACGATTGGAAATCAATGAAACAGAAGCAAAAATTGTCAGAAATATTTTCACATGGTACTTAAGCGGCTATGGAATTACGAAAATCGCAAATATACTGAATGATTTGAAAATTCCAAGCAGTATCAGTAAATCGGCGTGGTCATTTTTTAGCGTGAAATATATTTTGACGAACGAGAGATACATTGGCGATGCGGTTTTTCAGAAGACGTATAAAACGACAACTTTGCCATATATGAAGAAAATAAATCATGGAGAGTATGAAAAATATTATGTTTCTGGAATCAATGACGCCATTGTGGATAAGTTAGATTTTGAAAAAGTGCAGGAATTGCTGGCGATTCGGGGACAAAAAGCACAATCTGCATGCTGTGAACATCCGCTGTCCAGAAAGCTTATCTGCGTTTTTTGCGGTGCAACTTTTAAAAGGAAACGCTGTCGTGAAAAATATTACTGGGTATGTAGAACGCACAATGAGAATGCGGAAAAGTGCGGCGGACAGCGGTTGCCAGAATCAAAAATTTATGAAATGTTTATGCGGGTTTACAATAAGCTGAAATCGCAATACAGCATGATTTTTCCTCCTATAATTTCACAGCTTCAGGAGCTGAAAAACCGCAAATTCAGCGGCAATCAGCAGTACATGGAGATTGCAAAGGAAATCGCCAAACTTAAGGAGCAGAATCACGTACTTGCCCGGCTGAAAACAAAAGGATTTCTGGACGAAGCAAAGTACCTTGAGCAAATTGCTGAACTCAATTCCAAGATTAACAAACTCAGCCGTGAACAGCATAAAATCGTGCGCTCCGATGATGAGGACGATATGATAGATCAAATCAAGGATATCGCTTCAATCATTGAAAACGGCATGGAGCTGATGACGGAATTCAATGAGATCATGTTCGAAAGTCTGGTTGAGAAAATTATTGTGATTAACCAGAATGAACTGGAATTCCATCTGTACGGCGGTCTGAAATTTACTGAAAGGCTGGTGTAAAATATATGAAAAACAGAACAATCCCATTTGGCTACATGATGCGGAACGGAGAAATTCAGCCAAAGCCAACGGAAAGTAAAGCCGTGCAGAATATATTTCAGGCTTACTTGAACGGCAGTTCCCTGCTTGCCATTGCAAATTGGATGAGTAGTCAAGGCATTCCTTACAATGGCATCGATTTTGTGTGGAACAAAAACATGATAAAGCGGATTCTGGAAAATGAAAAGTATCTGGGCAGAAACGGCTATCCTGCAATCATTGATGAAGATATGTTTTGCAGAGCAAATATGCGGAAGAAAATTAAATCGACTACAGTCGTCGAGATTTCTGAGGAGCTTCAGGCAATCCGCAGTCTTACATATTGTGCGGAATGCGGTCATCGGATTTCAAGAATCGGCGGCAATACGCACTCTGAAAAATGGGACTGCCGCAATCCGGAATGATCACGATTCAGCCACAGAATTACAGATCAGATGCTGATTGGAATAATCGTCGCTGTTCTGAATACAGTGATTGCAAATCCCAATTTGCTTGATGCTGATGCAGAAATCAGCAGATATACGCCGAGTATTGAGATAACCCGTCAGCAGAATGAAATCAGCCGCTTGATGGAAACTCCTGATGTTGATTTTGAAAGTGCGAAAGAAGAAATATGCAAGCTTGCAGAACTGAAATATGACTGCTGTACCTACAGCAATAAACCGCAGAAAACAACGCAGTTGCGAGAAGTTCTTGCAAGTCATGAACAACTGAATACGCTTGACATTGGCTTACTGCAATCCTGTATTTCACGGATTCTGGTAAGCCATTTTTGCACCGTTGAAATCGAATTTATCAATGGCGTTGTCATCAAAAATATCATAGAAAGGAAGATGCAAAATGACCACAGCGCCCAATGTCAGGGTAATTCCTGCAAAGCCGCAAACTACGGAAAACAGGGATAAATACCATCAGCTTAGAGTGGCGGCATACTGTCGTGTATCGACGGAACAGGAGGAGCAGCAAAACAGCTACCAGGTTCAGATCGCATATTATACGGATTTGATCAATCGCAAAAAGGAATGGACACTGGCTGGCATATTTGCCGACGAAGGAATTTCCGGTACTCAAGCAAAGAAAAGACCGGAATTTTTGAAAATGATACGGCTGTGTAAAAAGCAGAAAATTGACATTGTGATTACCAAGTCAATATCAAGATTCGCCCGAAACACTGTGGATTGCTTGGAGTATGTGCGGCAATTAAAAGACCTTGGAATCGGCGTCATCTTCGAGAAGGAAAACATCAACACAATGACCATGACAAGTGAATTTATGATTGCTCTGTACGGCTCATTTGCTCAGGCGGAGAGTGAGTCCATCAGTAAGAATGTCAGCTGGGGCAAGCAAAAAGCTTATGCAGAAGGCAAGGTGGCGTTTCAATATTCCAAGCTTCTGGGATATCAGAAAGGTGCAGATGGCAAGCCGGAAATTGTTCCTGATGAAGCGGAAACAGTCCATTTGATATACGAATTATTTCTGGACGGATTGAGCTTCACAAGGATAAAGAATGCTCTTGAATCTAAAGGGAAACTGACTGCCATGGGCAATCAGATCTGGAGCGAATCCAACATCAAAAGCATTCTGAAAAATGAAAAATATGTGGGCGATGTGCTTCTGCAAAAAACATTTACTGCTGACTGCATTACCAAAAAGGTTGTGAAAAATAACGGTGAACGTCCCATGTATCTGGTGACAAAACATCATGCGCCAATCATTGATAGGGACACGTTCAACCGTGTTCAACAAGAACTTGCAAGGCGTTCCAGTAAGCGTAAAATCAGCGATAAAACGACTACCGAGCAAGGAAAATATTCCAGTAAATACGCGCTTTCCGAACTTTTGATATGTGGCAATTGCGGCACGCCATATCGTCGGTGTACATGGACGGCTGGCGGTAAAAAGCAGATTGTCTGGCGATGTATCAGCCGTCTGGATCATGGGAAAAAGTATTGTTCCGAATCGCCGACCATTCATGAGGACAAGTTGCATAGAGCGATTCTGAAAGCAGTGAACGAATATCTCGGCTGTGGAGATGAGATTGCTAAAATTTTGAAAGCAAATATCGGCTCGGTTCTAGAGTGCAAAAACCAACAGGAAATTTTGAATCTGGAACAGCGGCTGAAGGATTTAGATAAAGCCCGAAACGACTTGATATCGCTGATTACTGGCGGCGGATGTGATGAGAATAAGCTGGACTGCGAGTTTGAAAAAATTCATGCAGAGGAACAAGAGATAAATGAAAAGCTTTCGGAACTCCGAAAGAATGCAGAGATTTCAACGGATACGCAGAATAAAATCGATTCTGCCATGGAAATGCTGGCACATGAAAACTTTCAGGTTGAAGTGTTTGACAATGTGATTGTCCGCAAGCTGATTGATTGCGTGAAAGTGCTGTCGAAAGAGAAATTACTGATCGTTTTCAAGGGCGGCGTGGAAGTAAAAGCACAGATGGAAAAATAACGAAATATCAAGAAAAACGGCTTGCATTGCAGGTCGTTTTTTCATGGGAGATGAGAATTTGTCAGGAAATTTTGACGGGATTAAAACGCAAAAATTTGGCGTGGAAATTGAGTGTACCGGATTGACGAGAAACGCAGCCGCAAGGGCAATCGGCAGAGTATTTGACAGCGTGCCGGAGCACTTTGGCGGCAGTTACGATAAGTATCATATTTGTGATAGCAAGGACAGAAAATGGGCAGTTGTTTATGATTCCAGCATTCGGCGTGTGGACAAAAACGGCGGTAATGCGTCAAGAGAGTATGCCGTGGAAATCGTCACACCGGTGCTGGAATATAGCGATATTCCACTGTTGCAGGAAATTGTCCGGGCGGTCAGAAGCGCTGACGGTGTGACCGGAGCACAGTACAATTGCGGTATTCACATTCATGTAGACGGTGCACCTTATACGGCGCAGAGTTTGCGAAACTTGGTGAACATTTTTGCCAGCAAGGAAAACTTCTTGTTTGATATGCTTCAGGTATCGCCTATGAGAGAAACTTACTGCCAGAAGGTGGACAGAGATTTTCTGGAAATGCTGAACAAAGAGAAACCTAAAACTATCGAAGCAATCCAGAAATTGTGGTATAGAGGCGATATGGATGAGGTGCATCATCATTACAGTTCCACTCGCTATAAAGCTTGTAATTTACATAGTTTTTTTGCTAATGGGCATTGGAAGATGAGAGCCTGCAATAGTTCATTGCACGCCGGAGTTATTAGATCTTATGTGACTCTTGCGCTTGCCATTTCCAATGCTGCGCTGACGAAAAAATTCTGTTCGCCGCACATTTCAGAGAGCGATAATCTGAGGTACAGTGCAAGGGTTTGGCTGATTAATCTTGGACTGAACGGTGAGGAATTCCGCAATTGCCGCAAGCACCTGATTTCGCATCTGGACGGATGTATTTCATGGCGGCATCCCGAAGATGCAATTGCTCAGCGAGAACGGCTGAAAGAAGAGCGTATCGCAGCTCATGAGCATCCTGTAAGCGAAGTTCTGGAGCAATGTGAGAGTTTACCCGATGAAGTGGAGCAAGCCGCTGTGGACGATTTTGAGGAAGATTACGAGCAAGAAGAATTTGAGGAAAGTATGGACTTTTCCATATCAATGTAAAGGAGCTTTTTATGGCGAAAAAATTATATGCAGCTTACGGCAGCAACATCAATTTGGAACAAATGGCATATAGGTGCCCGCATTCAACAGTTGCAGGAACAGCCATGCTAAAGGGCTATGAGTTGCAGTTCAGGCATCATGCCACGATTGAACCGAATGAGGAAAGTGAAGTTCCTGTGCTTTTATGGGAGCTTGATTCGCAGGATGAAAAATTTTTAGATCGTTACGAAGGCGAGCCGAAGTATTATCGCAAGGAGAATATTTCTCTTGAACTTAACGGAGAAACTGTTGAAGCGATGGTTTACATCATGAACGGAGATACGCCGCTTGAAGCTCCCACAGAGCAGTACTACGGCATAATAAAGCAAGGCTACAAGGAAAACGGACTGGACACAAGATATCTGGAAACTGCGTTTGAAGAAGCGGTTCTAGCGGAAAATATGGAGTTTGAATCTAAATTCGGAATGGAGATATTTTGATGCTGTATCATGGATTTTATGTAAAAATTACGCCCTTGAAAAATATTCAGAGGGAGAGAAAAGACGGGAGTATCAGTGATTGCAACGGATTTCAGATTGAAATTTTCTCCAACCAATCGGAAGAAGTGACCGTGGATGTGTTTACTGCTGCGGTAGGATTTGAGATACTGAAAAATTCTGTTTGCGATGCAGAACAGTTTGCGATGGATGTCATTGAGTCGGAGGAAAAGGAATATTTGAGGTTAATCGATGAATATATATTAGAAAATAGTTGAAATTGACCATTTAACGTAAAAAAATGACCATTTAGTGCAAAATGGTTGATTTTTCTGATTTTTTATGGTACATTGAGTATATAAAAAGTCTGATTCATACCAATTTTGACATTTTATGCTATAATTTTATTTACAGCTAATTGTTTTCAAAACAACCAAATACTTGATTTCGATTTTGTGCATTAATACATAATTGATAGAATTTTTTAAAAACCGTAACTTTTTTGACTGTTTTTAGGATTATATATTATATGTTATAGAGAGCCATTGACATATTGACAAAGAAGAACCCACACGTTTTTACGTCTTCTTGAAATAGATCTTAAATAGAATTATTATGGTAAAATATGGTGAAAATTGACCAAACAATGCTGAAAAACGACCATTTAGTGCAAAAGTATTGATTTTTTTGTTTTTATGATACATTAAGTGTGTGAAAAAAGTATTTTATGCTAAAATTATACTAGAATGGCTATATTTAGCAAAATAGATAAATATTTGATTCCAATTTTGTTTATTGCTACAAACTTTATAGAGCTTTAGGTAACCGGACGAGTTTTAATTCGAAATATTGCTTATAACAGATAAATGTCTGTTAATATACAATTAAATTAAGGAGAATTTAAAATGAAATCACAAAAATTAGCAGCAATCCTTGCGGTTACAGTCCTAGGGACATGCAGTATGACTTTCGCTGAAAATCCCATAATAAGAATGAATTCTATTGAGGTATCGGCAGCTGATGTAGAGGCAACCTATATAGGTTCTGGATATCAATTAAATTATAAAACGGTGGATAATAACATTGAGATAACCAATTTTACAAAGACATCCAGTGCATCATCTGTAAGTGTTGTAATTCCAAGTAAAATCAATGGATGTAGTGTAACATCAATTGGTGCATACGCATTCAGTGGAAAAGATATATCCTCTGTTATAATACCTGATACGGTTGTTTCTTTAGGAAATTATTCTTTCTATAATTGCTCAAAATTAAAAACGGTGACGTTATCTAAAAATTTGAGTTCAGAAAAATCAGGCGGTTACCTGTTTTATAAAAGTAAAAATATTGAAATTGTAAATGTTCCCGAAAACATGGCAGATCCTTCGTTCGTTGATCACTTTAATTATTATACTAATACTGTGGTACAAGGTTCATCAGTTACTTCAGCGTATAAGCTGGACTATAAAATCTCAGATCATCAGATTGAAATTACTAGTTTTACAAAAACTACGAGTGCATCAGCTGTAGGAGTTATAATTCCAAGTACTATTAATGGGTATAATGTAACATCAATTGGAAAATTTGCTTTTTACTGTTGCGATGGAATATCGTCTATTGTAATGCCGGATACTGTAATTTCATTGGGTGATTATTCATTTTCTACTTGTTCGAACTTAAAAACGGTAACATTATCCAGAAATTTGAGTTCAGAAAAATCTGGTGGTTATTTATTTTATAATAGCACTAGTATCGAAACTGTATATGTTCCTGAAAATATGATAGATCAGACGTTCATCGACCACTTTAATTACCATCTTGATACTGTAATTAAAGGCTCTGTAAACAATTCACAATACAGATTGGATTATGAGATTCCTATAAAAGATCGCAATGCAACAATAACAAAATATAATGCAAACGCTAATGCCAGTGATAATGTAACAGTTACAATCCCAGATACAATTTTAGGAAGAAATGTTACCAAAATTGCAACAGGAGCATTTAGCAGTTCTAATGTATATCAGGTAATCATGTCCAATAATATTACAACCCTGGAAAGTTGGTCGTTTAATGGTTGTGCCAATTTGAAGAAATTAACAGTCTCTAAAAACGTTTCATGTGCGCAGAGCGGAGGATATTTATTTACTGGATGTAATAATCTTACTGATATTACGGTTCCTGCTGATATGGCAGATAGAGAATTCATTTCTCATTTTCAATACTGTATAGGCGGTGCGAAATTAATTAAACCAGATGTGGATGCCAAAGTAACCCAAGTATACAATAATTTGAAAAGTAAATCTGCAAATGTGAATTGGAATATTAGTGGACTATCTGGCAATGCAAAAGAAAATGCGAAATATGAAGTTGCAAAATATATTCACAGCCAGTTGGCGTCCAATCTCATTCGGTATGATGCTTCTTATTCTATGCCTCAAACAGCATATGCACTTGTTTCTGGAAAAGGTGCTTGTGCCGGTATGTCAAGATCTTATATTTTGCTTTTACTAAAATCAGGTTTTACAAAGGATGACGTTCAGCTTATCAGCGCTCCTGGGCATGCATTAGTAGGTATAAAGTTATATAATCAATGGTACTTTGTGGAATGCACAAATTCAAACCCAGAATCATTTGCTATGACATATCAAAATGAATGGTATAATGGGACTCCTGAAGGGCAGTATGATGGTTATATTATTCCTGGTACATATAGTTACTATTGTGATGCAGATGGTACAAGAGTTGTTAGTCAAGAGAGTGAGGCTTATTTAGCGCAGTGTTATAAGTCCAATTATAACAGGGGCGATGTGAATATGGATGGTGTTACAAACAGTTCAGATCTTTCCATATTAAACAATTATCTGAATGGTGGAAATTCAAGTATTAATCTTGTGAACGCTGATGTTAACTATGATGGCAAAATTGATAGCAATGATTACAATTCTCTAAATGATATAGTATCAGGGAAATTCACTTTTGCAGATATGATCAAAAAGGTATATGGCAGGATAATATAATCTACTGCACGTTTTTAAATTGACATTATGAAAGGAAAGCATTATGAACAAAGAAAACAATATGGAACTTAAATCGGAATATGTGGAAGTTGAGGTGTTAGGATATGGACTGCCTTTGTATAATGCAATAGGTAGTTCAGGAGATAAAGTGATATACGAAGGAATTGAGTACGATTCAACGATGATTAATGCATGGGAAGTGTTAACTGGCTCCAGTACAATACAAATTGGCGGACAATGCTGCAATCAGCATTGCACATCAAGCCATCCAGATGATCTCGTTGGAGCGCATGTTGTCTTATCACAGCCTACACAGGCTTTGCAGCCCGATGAGGAATTTTATATAGTTCCATTATGCAGAGGTTGTAACAGCAGCGGACCAGGAAAAAATATACAATTGAGGTGTGCGGTAAAAGCGGCTAGAATGAGTTGGATCGGAAAATGAATGGAGGTAATTCATATGAAAAATTTACAAGTAACAGAAAAGGTACAGTTATCCGTGGGATTGAAATTTACATTTATGGGAGTAGATCTGAGTTCCTATTACAAAAAGACAGCAGACGGCTATCAGATTTTCCTGGCACCTGCGAATGTTTCCAATGACGTACAGCTTACACTGAAGGAAATGATTGGTCAGTTTAACGGCATGGCAGGCGAAGGCGCTCTTTCTGAAGATGATGTTAAGAGCAAGATTGCAGAAGAGGAAGATCCTCAGGTTGTGAATGCAATTGATTTTGATTCTGTCAAGTTCTGCTTGAAAATGCTCTTCTTGAATATTGAATCAAAGAAAAACGGCGAAACGGAAGAAAAGACAGTCGAATACGCACTTTCACTGCAAATCAATGCAGAAGGTTTGATTCCAAAGGAAATCAAGATATTCCAGATCGACAGTTTAAGCTTCAATATCTGGAATACGCAGCGTCAGACTGTGCTGGAAAAAATGGCATTGATAACACCTGATTCATTTTAATTGATGAAAAAATCCGATATGGTGAATTCAATGGAAGAAAAAACATTTTCCATGAGCGTTGGTGTTCGTGGAACGATACTGGGCTATGAAGCAGCGGCATCATACAGTGTACTGCATGGCGAAAGCTGTTTTCAAGGGAATTTGAATATCAACAATGCTGATATGACTGCAATCGTTGCATTGATTGATTCTAAGCTGTCTGATGAATTACACACACTTCTTCCGGATTTTCTGACACATAGATCTGCTGAATTGCGTTTCAGTTATGCTTATGATCATGAGATGTTTTTTGTGGATATGCAGTCGTTCCGTGTTACAGCGATTCGATTAAAAAATTCAGATGGAAGTTACTCTGGCAGCGGATTCTTATGTGAAATTTCAGAACAAGAGAGTTCAGGGTTCGTTGCAGAACTTATCGCAAATGCCAAGCGTCTGATTGGCATTGATAATTTTTATCTGTATATTTCCAAAGGATTGCAGCCGGTCAATATTGGCAGGCTGTTAGAAACTTTTCATAATACGGAAACATTGCTGCCTCCTTCCAGATTCTACGAAAAAAACAGTTTTTGTTTGTATTCCGAATATTACTTTTCACAGGAATGCAATGGGCTGCTGGACCTGTTTTTTCATGAGCTGCTTGGTATAGAAAATCTGTCCTTTTTCGCGGGAAAAGGACAGCAAGGCGCATATTTTGTACTTTCCGTCCCACAGATCTCTAATGACATTATCAGCATACAAGAATTATTTCTGGAACTGGATACTGGTAAAGCTGACACGATCTTTCAGGCCTCCGGGATGTTTCAGTTAATGGCAATTTCCGAAATGTCTTTTTGCGTTGACTGTAAATTATCTTCCAGTTCACTGATGCTGTCGGCATCTGCCATTCCGAAAGAACCAATCAATCTTTTCGGTGCATTTTACCTCGGAAACACTTCTCTTACAATTGGATATAACAAGGGGTTGACATTTGGCATTGTCGGTGAAATTTATTTAAGAAAGTTGTATCTATTTGCGGCGATGCAGTTTTCATACGATGGAATCTTAAAACCGCAATTATTATGTTTTGCTACCAGTCGACTTTCCATATCGGATTTGATTGAAAACATCACGGGTCTTTTGATTCCAGGTATCAAAGCACTTGATATTATTTCTATCGACTACTTTGATTTTGAATGTAGAAATAAATTTCAGATGGAATGGTTTGAAAAGACTGATTTATCGCAGATTGCAGCATTTTTTAATGATAATATTACGGCATCTCAGCTTTCGATTGATGTAAATACAATTTCTATAGGACGAATACCGCAGGATGATGGATATGCGCTTGTGGATAAATATAGAATGCGTCATTATTATGTGGATGCAGACGGTGTTTTGTATCTGCGTCCACAATTTTATTATTCAGATGTGGCAGAACCCTTCACAATTGGTAACGGCATGGTTGTCAGTGCGGGAATATTCTTTTGTGCAAAAATTTGTGTGTTTCAATTGTCTTTGAAAGTTTTGTTTTCATTCCGTCAGCAGGAAGGTGCACTGGCGTTTGGCATGCTGTCGGATATTGATTTGGGAATAATCAAAATTACATCCTCTGATTTTCAACAGGAAAATCCTATCCCAATTCCGGAAAACAGCGTTCTGTCACAATTTCTGGATACGACAGCGAAAGGCGTTGCATTTTATCTGCAAGCATCTCAAAATGATGTGTCATTTTATTTTGACGGTAAAATATCAATAGCTGGATTGACGGAAAAACAGGCACAATTGTATTATCAAAAAGGCTTGATCATTATCAATCTGGAAAGTACATTCTGGGGCATGACAACGCATCTTTCTTTGAATGTGAACTATCAGAGTTTTCAATCGTTGAACTTTGATTTTCAGTTTTCTTTTGATACATACAAATTAGAAGAAACACTGACAAAGGTAAAAGATCGATTGAATCATGCGATCGAAGTTTGCAGAAAGAAAATTAATGACGCAACGCAATCACTGGAAGATGCAAAAACAAAGGTACGGAAATTGTACGATGAAATCTCATACCTGGATCATCAGATAGATGCATGCAGGAATAGACTCCGCAATATGGGATGGTTCAAAAAAATATTTTATGCGCCGATTATCGGATGTGAAATAGCAGGATATGAAATTGCAAAAGGAGTGCTTTATGCATCTATTTATGTTGCAGAAGCAGCACTTTCAGTGGCTCAGGCAGCAGTGCAGTTTGCCGGAATGCTCGGTGAAGGGGTACTTCAGCTTGTAAAGGGTGTCATCACATCGGTTGCATCCTTGTTCTTCATTCGCAGATTAGCAGCAAGATTATCAGCGAATCCAAGTGAATTGTATATGCAGTTAAGTATTGACTTTGTTGCGCTTGGAAAGGAATACAGTCATGAATGGTCAGTACAGAAAACGTTGATGCAGGATTCGGCGAAGGGAAGAGAGGTCATTTCTGACAACATGATGGAGAAAATAGAACCAGATGTAAAGGATCTGGAAAACGGCGTTGTATCTAATGTTTATCTAAAAGAGCGCTACAGGAATTGTGTTCAGTATCATGATCAGAAGTTTGATATATCTGAAGCGGCTCATGTATTGGAGCGAAATACAGAAATGATGCATTTTGTTCAGGATGCTTATATGCAGGAATTTGGAGAATCTTTGCCTGATTTCGATGAAATGGATAATCGGCTTCTTGAAAATATCGGAGTGATAGAATCCAATATCAATATTGCAGAAAGGTCTGCTTCTCTAAACGAGTTGAAAGAAACAGTAAATCAGCTTCGTGATATATCGGAAAACAGAAATAATCGAGTTTCTTATGAAGATCAATTGAAGATAGATACTGCGAAGGATGCTGTAGAGAAGTATGAAGAGGCGGTAAAGTTATCTGATGAAATGCAAAAGCTTTTAGCACAGATAACTGTATCAAGACGTTCTGTGCAAATGCATCATTTGGAACGAATGAATCATTCTCAGCAGCGAATGCGTAACCGAGGAGTGAAGCAGGAACGTTATGAAAGTAATATGTATTCATATGCAAAGATAGTAAAAGAAAAGCTTGAAGCTGTGTATGGCGTGCTTTCTGATGATGATTATATCAATCCCTGTAAGGATGAGCAGATTTGGAATACGATTGTACAGGCAGAGGATTATTTCAGAGTAAATAGTTGATTAGTTGAGCATATGTGATTATTTGATTTTATCAGCATAAATATTAAATAATTCTATGCACTGCTTCAGAATTTGTTTGTAGCTATGATCTTTTTTAGAATTTTAGGACTATATGTTTATGAGGATGCTTTTGAAAGCGTTTGATGGCACATGTTTTTACAACTGAAGATAATTGTATATTATTTTGCGTTAACCCTTATCTTATTTCTTGGATGCTTGACAGAAAGAATTTCTTTTTGTTTTGCCATAGCAACATGGGTATAAATTTGTGTGGTTGTGATGGAACTGTGCCCCAATAGCTTCTGTATGTAACGAATGTCAACATCCTCGTCAAGAAGCAAAGTGGCAAATGAATGACGAAACATGTGCGGCGTGATATGTATATCATACCCTGTCATAGCTGTGTATTTTCGAATGATTTCACGAACTGATTGCTCAGTGAGACGATGATGCAGTTTGTTGACAAAGAAGAATCCACACGTCTTTATGTCCTCTTGAAATAGGTCATAATAAGATTGAAGCGCCCTTAAAACATCGGTATTTTCAATCTGTATCATCCGTTCTTTAGAACCTTTTCCGAAAATCTTGATGGTGTGATTTGTCAAATCTACAGATGTGGGTGTCAGATTGCAAATTTCAGATACCCTGGCTCCGGTTGCAAAGAGAATTTCAAGAATTGCAATGTCACGAGTCGTGCAGCGTTTTTGATAATCTGTTTCAGCCTGTGAAAATGAATTGTAAGCACACGTTAGCAGACTGTTGATTATATTGAGGGGGATCGTTTTGGGAAGAATTGTAGGTTCTTGAAAGGAAACATCAATTTTGTTGAATGGATTGATCTCGATAATTTCTTGAATCAAAAGATAGTGGGTAAAGGCTTTTATGGAAGCGATTTTCCGTTTTACTGTCTTGGGCTTGAATCGTTCGTGAAGCATGTCGATGTATTGGCAAATCGTTTCTTTGGAAAATGTATTGTCTGTATATTCAGAGAATTGTCTAAGATCGATTCTGTAAGCCTTAATGGTTTTTTCATTCAGAGCTTTTCTGGACATGCAGTAGTTAAGAAATCGTTCTATTTGCAGGTTTAAGTTTATCATGATAGCTACTCCTTCGTTTGGGAATAATTCTATTATATATTGTAATACGCTTTTTGTCGAATAGTGTCGATGAATTTCTTGGAAAAATCTGCGAGATCATGTTGATTTTGAAGAAAAATGGGTGTATAATAGTATTATCAAAACTCAACGCAGGATAACTTCAAATTATCGTGTAAAAAAGCAAAAACATCATACTCTGTGATTAGAATTATAATCTTCGCTCATTAGTTGAGGCATATTTTCCTTTAGCCATTCATTGTTATAAAGATTATCAAGATATCTGTCTCCGCGATCGGGGAAAATAGCAACAATGTTTCTATTAAATTCCTTTGTTTTATTTATTGCTGCTAAAACGGCACCGCTTGATGCGCCGATAAAAAGACCTTGTTCAAGCAGTTTGTGACAATTTATTATACATTCCAAATCAGATACCCTAACAACTTTATCAATAATTGCATTACCTAAATTTCCAGGTTTGATTCTTGAACCCATTCCGGTAAATCTATTTCTGGCAATCCTCTCTCCAAAAATCTGAGATCCATATGAATCTACGGCTATTATCTCTATTTGGGGATTTTGTTTTTTTATCCAAGTTGATACGCCTGAAATTGTACCACAGGTACTCACCGGAATGTAGATCGTTTCAGTTTGAGGATATTGACTTAGGATTTCTTCCGCAAGAGAAAAATAGGATTCTTGTATTAATCGATTGTTATATTGGTTTGTCCAGTACATATTATTATTAGTTTGCAATAACTTTTTTTACAGTTTCTATTCTTTTCTCCTGATTAGATTGGTTTTTTTCGGGTATATCAATTTGATGAATTGTGCTCCCAAACTGTTTTATTATTTGCAGATTCGCATTTGTAATATTAGAATCCACTACACATAAGCACTTTAACCCTAGGGCAGAACATACGCCTGATAAAGCAATAGCAAAGTTGCCTGATGAAGACTCAACGATGGTTGTATCTTTATTGATCGTGTTTGTACATAATAAAGATAATAGTGTTGATTTTGCGGCTCGGTCTTTCATGCTACCGAACGGATTCATGCATTCGAGTTTTGCCATCAAATGTGTGTCACCAACAGATACCTCTACCATAGGAGTGTTTCCAATTGCTTTTAGAATTCCTAAATCCATAATTATTCCTCATTTCTTTTATTTTATAGGAGTGTATAATGAAAATTAAAAGTTTTGCAGCAACCTCAAGGATAGTTGATCGTGAAAAAGATATTGCTCAAATAATTGATTTATTTCATCATGCTGAATGTACCCAAGTACATATTGTATACGCCGAAACAGGATATGGAAAGTCATCATTTTCTGCAAAATTAGCTAAAAATCACTTTTTTGCTGACTGGAATATTATAAATGTTAAAACTATGCCTCAAAATGTAAATTACAATGTTTCGGAAGGTGAATACCTAGAATTGATTTTTACAGCTTTAATGAAATTTTTCAAAGCGCAGGGACACTCAAACTTTTCTTTTGAAAATTATTTAACAAGCAATAAAAATAGAATTTTGAAAGAAGTATTTATCGACCAAAGCATCGATCAATTCATTTCAGCCAATTCATTGAAAGAATCTATAAAAAAATCGAGTGGCATAGGATTAAAAAGGATATTAAAAACAGGCGATTTTAGTTTGCATTCTATAATAAACAATATATCTCCTGTTGCAAGGTGCATAAAATCGGACTATATCCACTATCTGTTTAAAAAAAGTCATATTCTTTTGATAATTGATAATATTCAAAATATAGATAATACATCTCTTAAATATCTCATTGAATGGATAAATGAAACGAAATATAAAAATCAAGGATTCATTTTGGAATATACTATTTCTGATGGCTATTCTCTGGATTCAGTGAAAAATTTGCAACGGGAAATATCAATTGCCGAAGTAGATGTACATTTATGTAGGTTGGAAAAAATGTGTGACGAGTATATTGCGGATCTCCTTGAAGCCCAGCTTAATGTTCATTCCCCTGATATCCACTTTGTTATCAATGCGAAAAAACATTATAAGGATTATTCTGAAGGAAACCTTTGGGATCTTATTGATTATGCAAGAATGTATGATGATCATACAGAGAATGGTGAATTGACCTCGCCAACTTTATTAAACTTGAAAAACTTAAGCCAAGAGTCACAATATATCGTTTCAATTTTGTATTATCATAGCGGACGCATAAATAAAAAAGTCTTTTACAATATCTGGACTAGCGAATTTTCAAATTCTGAAAATGACCTGGATAAATTATTTCTTGAACTGGTTACAAACCAAGTTATTTGTACCAAAACAAATGGAGATAATGAACAAATCTCTTTTATGCATGCAAGTATTCTTGATGCATATAAAGAAAACCTTTCTGATTTTGTTGATATTGACAAGGATGTATATAAGCGTTTGAGCCTTTTTTACGCAAAGGTTTATGAGGGTACAGTGACTGTTGTTAGTAAAGAGGCTGCTTGGCAAATTCTAGTTAAAATCTATTCGGTCAATAATCCGGAAAAAATCATGGGGCTGCTTACAGATTTTCAGACAAACACATTAAGAAATATATCAAGAGACAGCACATGGCATTATCTAAATAAATTGATTGCCTTTGTCAATAAAAAACTGAGCCACCTCGCTAATAAAAAAGTGAGCCAGTTGTGATAAAAAAATTTTGAGCCACTAATCGTGATTCAAGGTTGAGTCGATGCGGTAAGACGAGCTGCAGTTCATGTTCAGAACAAAGGATCGGAAGGTGACCCTGTCTATGAGTGCAGCAAGCAGCATTTCATTTTCAAAAAGCTGTGTCCATTGTGAAAATTCAAGATTTGTACTTATGATAACACTGGCTCTTTCTGAACGTTCTGATATGATCTGAAAAAGCATCTCTGACTGATACCTGTTAAAAGTCAGATAACTGAGTTCATCGATGATCAGAAGATCTATCTTACTGAGACTCTTTTCAAGTTTGGAAAGCCTGTTCATCTGAACTGCTTCTGCAAGCTCAGCAGCAAGATTGACAGCCGTATAGAATTTTACCCGATACCCCGCCTCACAGGCGTTCATGCCAAGTGCGATCGAAAGATGCGTCTTTCCGCTCCCGGGATTTCCGATCATGACAATGTTTTGACGCTGCTTTATGAAATCACAGGAAGCGAGCTGCTGTATGGTGCTTTTACTGACGTTTTCAAGTCTTGCCATATCAAACGCATCCAGCGTTTTCAGTGTTGGGAATTTCGCAGCTTTTATCCTGCGTTTCTGACCCGCTGCTGAACGTTCTGCAAGCTCCTGTTTCATCAGCTCTATCAGAAATTGTGCATAACCATCGTCAGCAGAAAGCTGTCGTATGACTTTTTCATAGT